TTGCAGTATCAACTGGTATTGCACAAGGTGACAATTTAGCATTAGGTACAAACTTAACTGTAACGGGTTTATTGGCTATTGGTCAATTATTCCAAATTGGTTCTGATAAATATAAAGTTTCAGCAGTAACCACTAACACTTCAGGTAACACTACCACCGCTACAATCGTCAGTTTGATTGCTGGTGATGCTAAAGCATTAAACAACTATTCTGCTGGTGTTAAAGTTACATTATTGGCTTCAACTGAAGAATTCCCAATCACAACTGCAAGTACTCCAGCTATTGGTCAAGCACCAACTGCGGCAACAACTGGCGCAACAGGTACTGGTACTGCGGGTCTTTCAACTTTAGCTATTGGTGGATTCTCAGCAGGTCTCATCCCTGTGGGTCAACGTTTATCTATTGGTGGTAATGCGTATATCGTAACCGCATCTGTTGCAACTGGTGTGGTAACTACATCTGTAACAGTATTCCCTGTATTAGTAACAAGTCCTTCATCAGGTGCAATTACATTTGTGACTTCAATTACAGGTAAATATTTAAGACGTGTTAGTTCTAACATGAACTTAAAATTACAAACATTCAAATCAAACGAAATTCGTACTGATATGCAACGTGCTGACCTTGCAGTTGGTGGTCGTACTGTAGATGGTACAATTTCTGGTGAGTTATCTAACAAAACCTATGCTGATTTCATTGGTTCTACACTCCGTAGAGATTTTACAGTAGGTGCAACAGCATCTTCTGTGGCAATTACAGCAGCAACTGCAACTAAAGATACTCCACGTTTAACATTAGTTACATCAACAGATACCACAGCAACTTTAAAAGTTGGTGATGTTGTTTATACATCTGCTTGGGGTAATACTACATTAAACGCTTTCAATAACTATAACTTTATCGTTATTGAAAACACTGCAACTAAAATTGTATTGGATTTATTGAAAGATAACTTCTCTGCGAACATTGCATTGACTGGTTTAGCAATTTCTCCAAGTTTTGTGGTTAAAGGTAAAAAAACCTATATCCCAAAATCAAATCACACTAAAGATTCATATGCGATTGAGCATTGGTATTCTGATATTGGTGAATCACAATTGTTCTTGGGTTGCCGTCCAACTCAATTAGCAATTAAATTGTCTCCATCTGCGATGTCAACTATTGATATCACTGTTATGGGTACTGCATCTAAATCAGCTCAGATTCAACAATTGGCAAACCCAACTGCTTCTGGTACTGATACAACAATTAGTGCTACTACTGGTGCGCTTTATATCAAAAACAAAAAAGGCACATCTGCTGTACTTGAAAAAGTTGGCTTGTTGACTTCATTTGATATCACAGTAAACGGTAACGGTTCTAATGCATCGGTTATTGGTTCAGACCAAACACCTGATATCTTCTTGGGTTCACTTGACGTAACAGGTAACAGCTCTATTTACTTCTTAGATGGTAAATACCGTGATGCCTTCTTAAACCAAGATGAAGTATCTATTATTGCTGTATTCCGTGCTGACGGTGATGCAAATGGTCAATTCATTTCATTAGTATTACCTAAAGTAAAATTCAGTGACGCGAGTGTTAACGATGGTGAATCTGGTTTGTTATTAACAATGCCATTCACTGCGACTTTGTACTCTGTAGCAATTGGTTCTACAAACTTTGAAGAAACCACTGTTCAGATTCAAGACTCTGCGCTTTAAAAAATAACTTTCTCCCGAAGTTAGACTGATTGACCCTCGAAAGAGGGTCTTTCTTTTTGTAGTAAATTACTTGACTTTAGTTAGGATGACGTGGTAAGATTATTATGTTGCATAAGCAATTTTACTAACCAAAATTGAAGGACTTTCCATATGGCAATCTCATTAAAATCGCTCAATGTTGAAGCGGCTTGTGATACCCCTTACGACTTAGATATTGTTGATGAACAAACTGGTAAATCAACAGGTATTACATTAAAAGTTATTGGCGCACATAGCCAAGTGATTACCAAACTTGTTGCAAAAGCAGTTAATGCTAAACGCCAAGCAGAATCACAAATGACAAAAAAAGGCAAAGATGTACCAGTAACTAAAGTTGAAGACGACTTAGAGTTTGGTATTGAGTTAGCTGCAAAACGTATTGTAGGCTGGTCTGGTATTGAAGAAACATTCACACCAGAACTCGCTTTTGAATTGTGCAAAACAAATCCTGTGATTCGTGACCAAGTAGTCACTGCTTCAGAAGATATGTCGCACTATACAAAATAGTTTTCTTATAATAAGAAAAACACTAAACCCTATTGAGGAGCATCTTCAATAGGGTTTTCTTTTATCTGCTGACATTGACAAATCTGATAAACTGTGAAATAATAATGAGACATATACCATACCTAACCATATGAATATTTTACCTATTTGTGAAACACCTTATGAATTTGAAGTCATCTCTGACATTACTGGTCAAGGGATAGGAGTTTATATAAGTGTTATATCACAATATGCCAAACGAGTAAATTTCAACACAAAAGGCACGTTACTATTTAAACAACGTGTGGCTCAAATAAAAGAATTATCCCCTTCTTCCGATTCATTTTTTAGTGTGGAAGAAGAACGTGATTTTGAAATTCAATCATCTGTCCTTAGAACTGTTGGTTGGCGTGGAGTTGAAGAAGAATTTACTTACGAGAATATTCTTGATGTATGTTCAACTAATCAATCTATACGAAAACAAATAACTCAAGCATCAAATAGTGTGGGATTATTTTTAGATTCATTAGTTGAACAATTAGTTGAATATACTAAAAATGAATTAAAGCTATCCGAGAAACAAAAGGATGGTGCAACCTATAGGGAACATCTTAAGGCTGTCGAGGAAATGACAGGGATTACCCCACAAGAACTTACTACTGTGGAGGTTAGCCACATTATTATGTACTTGTGGGAGTGGTTCTTAGATTTAAATAGCACACGTCAAAGTGGTATGGGCATGAATGCTATCTCCTACAGCGAAATCAAAGCATGGTGTGAATTAGTTGGTGTCTCACTATCGCCTTATGAAATACGAGTAATTAAATTACTTGACCGAGTGTACTTAGAGCATTACAACAGTAAACAAGATAAAGAATCATCCGATAAATAGAGGAATAAATCATGGCAACAGCACCAGCAAATGACGGAACAGTTAGTTTTTCGATTGGAGTAAAAGATGATTCCAGCGCAAGTATTGACAAAATTGCTACAAAGGTATCTAGCTTAGATAAATTAATTAATTCTATTAATAAAGTTGAAATGACTATTAATTTCAGTCAAGCGACTTTATCATCATTTAAAAGCATTGAAGATAACATCAAGAAGATGTCTGATGGTTTTGAAGCATTAGGTAAAGATTACAGTAAAGCCATGCTTGAAGGAGCTAAGATGGCTCGTATTGAGATGGAAACTCAAGGTAAATTACAGATTGAAAAAGAAAAACAAAAAACACAAGAATTGGTTGGTATTAATAAAGCAGCATCAAATGCTATTGTAAATAATGCTATTGAAACAGCAGACAAAATCAATGAAGCAAATAAAAAAGTTAAAGCACCCACATTTGATTTAGATGCAAATAAAGCCATTATTGATTTAAAGAATTCGTTTGCTTTACAAAAACAAGCATTGGATTCTGGCAATAAAGAATTATATGCGGCACAAAGTGAAGCAGTTGAAAAGTTATTGGCTTTGATTCCAGAATCAAATAAGAAATCAATTTTACTATATCGTCAGACAGCCGCTTTAAAATTAGTTGAATCTAAACGCGCAATGCAATTAGAGATTGAAGCAGAAGCTGAAAAGAATAAAAAGATTGTTGCTGCTGTGGATGAAGGCAAAAAGATAATTGCGGCTAAAGATGCTGAAGCGGCAAGAAATAGAGAATCCGCAATTAAAAAAGAAAACGATGCTGAAGTAAAAGCATACAATTCCCTTGTGAAAAGTATTGAAGACGCATATGCAAAACGTAATGCGATTGCATTACAAGCATTCGCTAATGAAATGGAATTAGGAAAAAAACGAATTGCAGAAGCAAAACGTGTAGAAGCAGAAATAGCAAAAACAGCAGAAGAAACACAAAAGAAAACATGGGCGCAAGCAGGTATGATGCTTGGTAGCTCTAAAAGTACCGCGCCAACACCCACATCATTTAGCGGAATGCCCGCTGGTCTAAGTCAAAATCAAAAAGTTGATGCAACAGGAATGTTACTTGGTAGCATTAAACCATCAACAGTGACACCTTCAGCAAATCAAGCATTACCATCAGGATTGGGTCTTGTTTCAGATTTACAAAAAAAATCAATAGCCGATAACTATAAAGCAATTGAAGATAATAATAAAAAATGGCTTGAAGGCGTTAAACAAGTATCCACACAAATGGAAAAAGATGAACTTTACTTACGTTCAGTAAGAAGAGCATCTATTGAAATGGAACGCAATGACCGTCTTAAAGCAATAAAAGAAGCCGCTGATGCACAAGCTCGTGAAGATAGAATTATATCGCGTCAAGCAGCATTGAATTCAACTTGGATGGGTCGTCAAGGCACAACATCTACAAATCAACCAGCTCCAAATACTATAGGCACAACAAGCGCATTAAATGCAGTAAGTGATTCGCTTGGTAAAGTTCAATCAGCATTAATGCTTGTTGGTGTGGCAATGTCTGGTCGTCAAGTTCTTGAATATGCCGATAACTGGTTACACTTTGTGAATGCTGTGGGTATTGCCACAGAGAAAACAGGTGGTGCTGCTCAAATGCAAGAAAAGTTATTTAAACTTGCACAAGATAATCGCGCACCATTAGAAGCTATCACATCTATTTATTTAAGAATGTCCCGTGCGGCTGAAACCTTAAATATAACACAAGGCGAAACTGTCAAAATGATTGATGTGGTTACAAAATCACTTGCAATCATGGGCACATCTCCAAGTGCTGTTCGTGGTGGTTTATTGCAATTAGAGCAAGCATTGGGTGGCGTAACTGTTCGTGGGCAAGAATTTAAGTCTATCTTGGATAGTATGCCTAATGTAATGGCTACTGTGGCTAAACATTATCAAGATGCGGCTAAAGATATCAAGTTACAAGAAGCATCGCTTAGAGGTGCGTCAGAAGCAGAATTAGATAAGATTAAAAGTGAAAAGACACATGAGTTATCTATTTCAGCATTAAGAAATATGATGTATCAAGGTGAAGTAGCATCTGCCGCATTTGCTAAAGCTATTATCATGGGTCAAGATGAAATTGATGCCACATTTGAAAAAACACATAAAACATTTGCCCAAGCATTTCAAACAATTGAGAATGGTTTTACAAAATGGGTAGGTCAATTAAATCAAGGTACTGAAGCATCTGATAAATTCTATCGGATGGCACAACAAATTGCAGATAACTTCAATATTGTTGTGGGAGTAATTGGAGCAGCTACAGCGGCTGTAGGAGCGTATGCATTATCATTTGCTGGTATTGCTATTGCTATTAATCCAGTTGGAGCGGCAATAGCAGTTATTGCAGGATTAACAGCAGGATTTGCATTACTCAAAGATGAAATAAAAGTTACTGGTGAAGGATTATCTACTTGGGGTGATGTGTTTGAAGTGGTCACAGATAGATTGGGTGATTCAATTTCAAGTTGGATGACTAAATTAGGTGATTTTAAAGATTGGTTAGATAAAAAATTCCCTAATGCTAAACAGATTGCAGGTAATGCAATGGGATCAGTTGATAATGTTGTGCAAAAAATATATGACTTATCTCCAACAGGTGTTGCTGGAAATTGGATATCTGACCAAATAGACTCTGCCGCAAAAGAAGCAGAAAAGAAAGCACAAGAACGAGCATATAAAACAGGATTACCAACACAAGAAGAGAAAGCATTTGGCACACAAATGTCATCGATGAAATTTGGCTTAAGTAATGTGCCAAATCAATCTAATTTATCTGCATCAAATATGTTATCTAAACTTACACCTTCAGGTTTAGATGCTGCTAATGTTGGATTCTCAAACGATGAACAAGGACGTTTAAATAAAAAGCGTTATGATGAAGCAAGACAAGCTCGTGAAGATGAGATTGCGCAATTAACGGCTATTGCTAAAAAGCAATCAGAGGTTAATAATGAAGAATTGCGCAGACTAGGTCTTTCTGAAAAAGAACAATTCATTTTGAAAGAAATGGATAAAGATTTAGAAAAACAAAGAACAACAATTAAAGATGGCACAAAAGTTAGATTTGATGATTTGGAATCATATAAGAAGCATTTGACTGATATTGGCATTAATTACGATGAAATTTATCGTAAGCAATATGCAAGTATCTTTGCTGAAAAAGAATCATTCACTGAAAGAAAAAAAGCAAATGATGAAGCCAAACGCTGGTCAGAGCCTGAAGCAAAAGCACAAACACTTCAAGGAATGGATACCGCAATTAAAGGTGTGCGTGATGAAATTAGCACATTAAGCAATGAGCTTACTAACTTTAGTGCAAAGCATCCATTATCTCTATCTGTGTCAATTGATAAAAATAAAGCATTATCTGAAGTTGCACAGTTTAAAGATATGTTTGAAAAGTCAGGTACTAAATATGGTGTATCACCATCACTACTTGCATCAATGGCGGTTCAAGAATCACATGGTAACACACAAGCAGTATCTTACGCAGGTGCTAAATCTGGTTTAGGTCTAATGCAGATTGGTGAATCAACTGCACAGACATATAAATTGGCATTAAAAGACAGACTTGACCCTGAAAAAAGTATTGAAACAGCCGCAAAGATAATGGCTGATTTACTTAAAACATTTAATGGTGATGTAAGACTTGCATTAGCGGCTTATAATGCAGGTAAAGGTCGTGTGCAAGGTGTACAAGGTGATGTATCAAAACTCACAATGGAAACTCGTAAATTTGCACCAGAGATTCTCGGAAGATTAAATGGTGAAAATGGCGCACAATCAAAAGAGTTGGTTACATTACAACAAAAATTAAATGAGTTAAAAAATAAAGAGGTTGAACTTGCTAAGGCAAGAAATGCATTTGATGCTGCTCCATCAAGAGTATCAAAGAAGGATTTTGATTTAGCACAAGGTGCTTTAAAAGAAACTGAGAAAGAATATAAGAATGCAGTTCAAACACAAAAAGAATTTGAATCTGCAAATAAATCTGTAATTGAAGCATTAGACAAACAAACAGAAGCTGCTTATGGTACTGCTCATGCCTATGATTTCTTAAAAGAACGTCAATCAATCTCAGTTGAAGCAAAAACACTCGGCATGGAAAAAGGTGGATTTGCAATACCTGAAATTGATGCAATGCTTAAACAGATAACTGATAAAGAAAATGAGTTATCAAAAGCAAGTGCTAAAGCAGTTGCAGAATTAGAAACAGCAAAGTCACTTGCTATTGCTGAACCAACTCAAGCTAATTTTGAAGCTGAAGTTGCGGCATTAAATAAAAAGTTAGCTTTAGAATCAGAAATTGCTAATGCTAAAAAACAAGCATCTGATGTATCAAGAATCGAATTAGATTTATTGCAACAACAAGCCAATGTGATTCCTAATTTAAAAAGAGGTAATGATGACTTAATGGAATCACTTACTTCTTCTACTGTGGAATTAGAAAAGCAAAAAGAAATTCGTAAACAAGGTGCTACAGGAGCTAAAGTGGAGGAAATCAGAAGTTTGATTGACACAAGAGAAACCTTAAAAGGCTTGAATGACATTAAATCAACTGTGACAGGAACGCTTTCTTCTAGTTTCAGCACAATGTTTAGCGATGTATTGACTCGTGGGAAATCATTTACTTCTGCATTCAGAGATATGTTTAAAAATATGGTCGCATCAATTAGTCAAGGACTAATGAATGTGGCAATGCAAGCATTGATGACTGGTAACTTCATTGTGGCTGGTTTAGCCGCTGCGGGGTCTATTATCACAGGATTAATGGGTGCATTATTTAAAGGTTCGTATAAAGATTTATCAACACCCGATACTAAAGTTAGTGGTACTGTAAAAGGTAATACTGAATTAGGTTCTAGTTCAGTTAGTAGTATTGTGGATACATTAAATAGCATCCATTCTAAAGAATACCGTAGTTTGCAAGATATTGCTGATGGGTTTAAAAACACCAATAATGCAATAGGTAATGTTGTTTCTATAGCTGTGGCTAATAATGGTAACTTTAGTGGTTCAACTAAAGGAATGACAAGTGGTAATACAGGTGCTTCTGAAAAACAGTTTTTAAACGGCTTAATGATAGCAGCGGCAATGGGCGGAATTGGTCTATTAATGCTGGGTGTAACATATGGTCTTTCTAAATTACTTGGTATTGGTAAAGTAAAATATGAAGCCATTGGTTATGGTATCGTAAGTAATGCAACAGAAATGATTCTAGGTGGTGCAAACAAAGGCATTACTGTCTATAACTACAGTAAAATAAAAAGAACTGTGAAAGGATGGTTTAGTGATGATGTGCTTATTTATGATGTTATTAATGGTATAAATAAAGACTTAACTGTTGCTGTAAGTTCTGTTTTCCGTTATTTTAACAAATCATTATATGAAGTTATTAATGGGTTAGGTATTGGTAATTTAGTTGACCCAACATTTATTGTACCTAAAATAAAATTATCATTTACCAAATTAAAGTCAGATGAAATAAATAAAAAAATCACCGAGTCTTTGAATACAACAATGGACAATATTGTTGCTGATGTGACTAATGGTTTTATTTCTCCATTCCAAAAAATGGGTGAAGGATTACATGAAACTATTGCGCGTATAGGAATTGATGTTAATGTTGTTTATGAGCAATTCAAAAAAATAGGAAGCACTATTTCTGTTCGTGGTATTGGTTTAATAACCATGTCTGAAAATCTGATTAATTTATTTGAATCAACAAATAATGCAAATGATGGTTTAAAGAATTTTATTACTGCAATTGATGCCTTCTATAATGCTGTGACAAGTAAAGGTGAACAATTTACAAATGATGCAGCATACTTATCTTCAAAAATAGCAGATATTAATAAGCAAGGTTTATTACTTGCTAGTGCGCCAACTGCTAAAAATACATTAACAACTGATGCAATTTCAATTTTATCAAAATCATTAGCTGACCCATTTACAAAAGTAGCAGACACAATGACCGCATTAGGCTCAGATACGTTAAAAGCCTATGCAAAACAAGCAAACACAATTCAAGAAATTGATGCTAAAGGTAAAGTTGTAAATAGAGCAATGACCCCTGTGGAACTTGAAACACGAGCAAAAACAATTTTCAGTGAAGCAGAGTTATCATTAAGAACAGGTTCAAATCGTTTTGCATTAACAGCAACTGATTTAAAGTCAGTAACAGCAGAACAATTAAAAGGCACTACCTTATTAGCCACACTTGATGCAAAAGCAACAAAAGAAATAACTAAAGGTAGTGAATTAACACCTAATAGAGATGTTTTATTTGCATTGATTGATGCAAATAAAACTTTAGCCACTAATGTAGATGCAATAAATAAAGTGAAAGATATTATTGCAAATCCAAGTACCTATATGACTACGGCTAATGCAACAGAAACTCAAAAAACAGTCATGTCAAATAGTTTGAATTCAGCATTAGGTACAATTGACCCTGTATTGAGCGTATTGCTTCAACAAATTCCTGTTTTAAATAAATTAAGTCTTTCAACAGATTTGAATTTATTGACAGGTAAAGAATTAACTACCCAATTTGATTTATCAACTAAAAATTCAGAAAAATTAGCGGGTGCAATATCTGGATTAGCAGTTGCAAGAAAAGAATTTTTACCAACAATGGACTTATCAAAATTAAGTAAGGCAAGTTCCTCTCAATTTTCATCATGGTTGAAATCTATGGGCAATGATGAAACCAATTTAGCCACAATCACTTCTGCTGATTTAACTGCAAAACAAAGAGTTGGATTATTTGGTGACCCAACTAAAAATACTGCTGGTACATTAGTGACAAAAGGTAGTGATGCCAACTTAGCATTCTTTAGAGAGTTAAAATCTGTTATCATGGCTAATGATGCAAAACAGGCAAATCTAACTAAGATACTTGCAGATATACCAAATGAATTACCTAAATTTGTAAAAAATACATTTACAATGGTTGATGATGCTACTCGTGCAACAATTACAGAGCAGTTAACAGGTATTCTTAGCATTACAGATATTAGTAAACGTGAACAAGCATTTACTTATTTGACAGATAAATATGGTGAATGGATTACGGCATCGGATTCTGCAACAGCAAGTATCATTAATTTAAAAACCGCATTTAAATCGGTCACCGATTATCAAGATAGTGTGATACGTCCTATTGCAGAATCTATTTTAGCTAAGTCAACTACTGCTGATGAAACAACAGCGCGAGCAAATGAAGCATCATTGAAGGCATTGAATACAACTGATGATATTACAACTTTATTAAATTCTATCTCACCAGATTTAACAAAATCAGTAGAATCATGGATATCTGGATTAGATACCACAACTAAAGCTAACTATGGTATTACTGATGCGTATTCTGAAACTGTGGATGGCGTTACCACAATGCATGATGCCGTTAAGATTACAACTAGAGCATTGAAAGCCTATGATAATCAAATATCATTAAGTTCTACTGCTGTAGAATCATTTAGAAAATCAGTATCTGATTGGGTATTAGGTAAAATGACAACAACTGTGGGTTCACCTGAATCACAATTCAATGCATCAAAAGTTGCATTTGAATCAATGTTGTCAATTTTAAATAATCCTAATGCAAATAGTGCTACTGATGTGGCTAATGCTCAATCTAAAATCACAGGTTATGCTGATACCTTTATCACAAACATTCAAAAAATGTATGGTGCAGGTGATGTAGGTGCTAATTTAGTTCAAGATGTTGTGAATAAAGTATCTAATTTAGGTGCTGTGGATTATCAAACAACAATGCTTGAAAAAACAACACAGATAGCGGATAATACTGCTAAGATGGCGGATAAGGCGACTAGTACTACAACAGATGCTGCAACAACTAAAGCATTAGATTCCGTATCAGCATTAACAACAGTGGTTAATGATATCATTGCTGCACCAACAGGAACAATAACTCTTGACCCTTATGCAGTAACTGCAAATCCATCATGGTCAAATATATCTGTTAGTGAAATGGCAACTGTCAAACCAGCGGCAAATGATTCAAGTACTAATACTGCTGAAACTATTGCTGAATTGAAATTACAAAATGAGCAATTAGCACAATTAGTCGTTGAAACTCGTGCATTAGTTACTGTACAAGCAGAAGCAAATGCAACTGTTGTGGCTCAATTAACTGATTTAGTATCAACTTCACAAGAAGACACCTTTAATAATCGCATGAGAGCATTGGCAGGATGATTTATTTAGCAGAAATAACAGCCTATAACTTAACAACATCATCAATCGAAACCCTACGCTATTCAACTGGCTTAGGGTATGTTGATACTGTAAATGGTAACTTCTATGAACCTCGCATCGAGCAACCTTGCATGATGCGCAGGGACATTTTTAATAGTGGTAAAATTGGTGGAACAACCACATCAAGTTATGGTGAATTAACCTTAAAGAATATTGATGGTGGACTTGATATCTTTAGTAGTTATGCTTTTGATGGTCGTACTGTGACTATTAAAGTAGGTGATGATAATGCGGTTTATTCAACATTCACCACAGTACTAATTGCAGGTATTGCTCAAGCGGCATTTGAATGGGGAAGAGTATCTATTCGTCTTCGAGATAGAATTACAGACCTTCAAAAAAAGAAAGTTCAACCATTATTATTTGCAGGTACAAACGATAATGTGAGTATTTTTAATGAAGGTGGAACAGATTTAAAAGATGCACAAAAACCAATGATTCTTGGTCGTGTGACAAATTTGACACCTGTATTAATTAATTCATTTTATCTTATCTATCAGATATCCACAGGGGTATTAACTGAAGTAGTAAATGTCTTCGATAAAGGGGTCTATTTGGCTCGTGGAACTAACTATGCTACCTCAGCATTACTTAGAGCATCAGCTCCTGCTCTAGGGGCATTTAACACCTGTTTAGCAGAGGGAATGATTAAACTTGGAAGCACTCCAACAGGAACGCTAACAGCAGTAGCTTGGCAATATAAAACAGTTGAAGAAAATACTGTTGCTCAAATTGTGAAAAGAGTTGTTACCTCTGCTGGTGGATTAACAACAGGTGATTTAGTTTTATCTGATTACACAACATTAGATGCACAAATTGCAGCTAATGTAGGTCTTGTGGTATCAGGTGATATTATGGTTTCTGATGTACTTGATAATCTCTGTGAATCAATTGGTGCATGGTGGGGATTTGATACATTAAATAAATTTAGAATACTTCGACTTGATGCACCAAGTTCAACATCAGTTGCTGATTTTGATGAATCCAGCATCATGTCAATTGAGCGCGAATCAGTAAGTGTAAATGGCTCTACTGATGCAGTATATAAAATCACACTAGAACATGATAAAAATTGGACTGTACAAACAGGTGATTCACTTGCAAGTTCTGTTGCGGCTGACCACAAATCTTATTTGGAAAAAGAAGTCCGTAAATCTGTTAAAAAAGATGATTCAATTAAAACAGCACATCCAAATGCACAAGAAGTAACAATATCAACGCTTCTTTGTGGATTAAAATATGCAGAGCCTGAAGCACAAAGACTTCTTAGTATTTATGACCCTGCACGAATTATCTTAACAGTATCTGTTAAAGTTGATGCGTCTTCTTTATCCACAGTTGACTTAGGTACTGTGGTTAAAATAACCAGTTCTCGCTATGGATTATCTAGTGGTAAATACCTTCGTGTCATTGGTATCCAAACAGACTTTGAAAATAACAAACTTGACTTAAAATTGTGGGGATAATATGGCAAATATAATGCTTGGGTATAGTAATCAAATTGATACTTCAACCCTAAGTGGTGGTACTTGGAATACTTCATTTCCCATCACAAATATCAAAAATAGATTATTATCAAAACCCGCAATAACAACAACAAGCTCTGTCACCTTTACATTCACTGCGACATCTATTCGTTGTGTTGGGATTATTAAAACTAATCTTCCTGTTGGCGCAACCTATTCATTAGCGAATGGTGCATATAATAGTGGTACAAAAACTACACTTGTGGCTAATCAAGATTTAATCTTTGGATTATCTGCAACAGCATCTGGCACATTCACTGTGACAATTACTAGCACTGCGCCAATTAGTATTGGACGAGTATTTGCTGGTGCAACAATTCAACCTACTGTGAATCATACGGCTGGTGCAGGACTTGGTTATACGTCACAATCTACTGTGGAAACATCTGTTGGTGGTGTCGAGTATTTTAAATCAATGCCAATTAGACGTAATTTTAGTTTCACATTAGATTGGCTAACGGATGCTGAAGCCTATCAAACATTAGAAATTATTCGTGTATCTGATATCACAAATGAGGTATTGATAATCCCCGATTATGCAGATACAATATATGGTTATAAGCGTAATTTCATGGGACGATTATCAACGCTTTCTTCTATAAAAAACCCATATGTAAATACGCATCAAGCTGGATTTGAGATTTTGGAGATTGTGTAAATGGCTTTATATTTAGATGCACTTGGTCAAATTGTTGTTGCTAGTTCAATGCCTAGTGGTGGGAGTGCTGTTCCTGCTCAACCATCTTCAAATCTAGTTGATACTGCTCCTTGGTTTAGAAGTCGTGATGATGGGTCTATCCAATGGCATCCCGCTAATTACTATAGTGGTAGTGGTGAAACGTCACTACTTCTCACAGGTATGCTTACCATTCCTGTATCAGTAGTTAATAGTAGCACTACAGGTGTTGTTCCTGTTGGTGGTTTTGCTAATGCGACTGGTACGTTTAGAGTATGGCTCGGCACACAAGATGTCACAACACTGTGTACTTTTACAGCAGGTACACCAAATAACATCACTGCAAGCATTAATTCATCGACAGGTGTCTATTCTGCAACAGCAATGCCTGATGCACAATCATATGGTAGCATTGTTTTTACCGCATCCTATAAAGGACAATCATTAGTTTTAACCTATGCTGTCACAAAAGCAAAAGATGGTGTGGTTGGTGCAAATGGTGCTAATTTTAGTATTGACCAAGCGTCTGCAATATTTAATAAATCATCTTCTGGTGTTGTGACACCTAGCGGGGGTATTCCTTTAACCACAAGTTATCAAAACGTATCTGCTATCACTGGGTATGTATGGAAAAAAGGTGTTTCAGTTATTAGTGGTGCAACCTCATCAAGTTATACTATTCCAATTGCGGATTACAATTCAACTACAACAAATACTTATAGTTGTACAATCACTGGAACAATTAATAATGTTGTGGGTGCAACATTAACAGATACCATTACTGTACCAATGTTACTTGATGGTTCATCAACACCAACAGTTGCGTTATCTAATGAGAATATGACTTTCCCTGCATCAAATATAGGATTCTCAGGGATTAATTTTGCATCTGGCTCATGTGAAGTCACAGCATACATTGGTGCAACACAATTAACCTATAGTGCTACTGGTGGAGCAAATACATTTAAATGTACCGTGAGTGCTACAAATGTCACAGTTGCGGGTGGAACAATTAGTGGAACTAAATTAATTCTTCCAGCTCCAACAGCAATGTCTGCTGATAGTGCATATCTCGATATCTCAACAACCATTTATGATTCAACTGGTACGGCATTAAGTGGTCTACTCGTAAGTCGCGTGACGTATTCGTTAAGTCGTGCAGGTATTAAAGGTGATACTGGTGATGCAGTTGATTTCATCTTTGTGCGTAGTGCATTGCAACCAGCGACTCCCGCTGCGTCAGCAGGAGTGCCCAGCTCACCAGTCCAATGGTATACCGATGTGGCTTCTGTTCCTTCTGGAATAAACCCATTGTGGTCAAGTGTGGGTTTTAAAGCAACGGGTGGTACAAATTATACTTGGGATACACCAAGTCGAATTGAAGGTGCTAATGTTGCAGAAGTATCTGTTTACACTCGTGGTGTGCCAACAACTACCCCATCGGGTGGAACTTATACTTTTGGAAGTGCAACACCTATTACGAGTGTACCAACATCAACAGGTGCTACATGGAGTGCTAATATTCCAACTGGTACATTACCTGTTTATGTTTCACGAGCAGTTGTTTCTGCTCCAGCAGGAAATACCTCAGCAGTAAATATTACTGGCTGGTCAACACCTGTCATTAGTTTTCAAAATGGAGTAGATACTACTTCTTATTGGATTAGCTGTACTGATTCTTTAAAACGCAGTACATCACTAGTTTATACTCCAACAACTGTGTCAATGACTGCCTATAGCAAAACAGGAACAGCTAATCCTTCTGTGTATGCTGGTCGTTTTAAAGTTTATGAAAATGGTTCATTAACACCAAGTTATACTTCAGCGACAGACCAATCAACTTATGCTTATACACCAAGTGCAAATAACTTAACACAATTAAAAGTTGAAGTTTATTTAGCGGGTGGAACAACAACTAAATTGGATGAACAAACAATCCCCATTCTTCAAGATGGGTCTAGTGCAATTAGCATTGTGGATTCAAATAATAACGTCACTATTCCAACAGCAAGTGATGGTAGCTCAAGTGGAACATATCCTAATTCAGGTACAACCATTCAAGTATTTGAAGGGACAACTGCGCTAACATATACCACAGGTGTGGCAACAAGCGGTAAATTCTCAGTTGCTGTATCACAGAATCCTACAAGCTCAATTACACTTGGTACTACAAGTGGAAATAATACGACATCATTTATTATTGGTAATCACAGTAATATGGTTACTGGTACTAATTCCGTTAGCATTGTGTTTACTATTACCGCAGTGAAATCGGATGGTACATCAATCACATTAACTGAGAACCAAACAATAACTAAGGCTAAAGCAGGTGTTCCGTCATATACTTGGACTAAATATGCTGATGACGCATCTGGTACAAACTTAAGTGATTCACCTACAGGTAAAGCATATATTGGTATTGCGTCAAATCAAAGTTCCCCCACAGAATCAACTAATGCAACACTCTATACATGGAGTAAGATACTAGGTGATACAGGTCTTGCTGGCACATCGGTTTACACAGCTACAATTTATTATCAACCAAACCCAGCATCAACTCCAAGTGCGCCTTCTGGTGGTACATATGTGTTTAATGGTAATACATTAACTGCGCCTTCACCTTGGTCTAAAACGATGCCTGCAGCATCGCAAACATTACCAACATATCAATGCCAGTTTACTTTTGTCACAAATCCACCAACAACGACTATTAATAGTGCCTTAACGGCTGGTACATGGTCTTCTCCAACTGTTGTGTCACAATTAGGGACTAATGGTTCAAGTGGTAGTACTGCGGTTAGAGTTTATTTAAAAAATTCAAGTTCATCTGCGGCATCATCAAATCCATCAGGTAATATTACTGCAACAGGCTCATCGAATGATACTTGGTATACCAATGCTCAAACATTAGCAACAGGTCAATTTCAATGGCAATGTGATGGAACATATAATCCAAATACAAATTCAACCACTTGGGGTTCACCCTATTTAACTGTATTTAAAGTTGATACATTATCAGCCTTTACTGTGAATACTGGTGCATTAACGGTTAATAATGCACTTACAGTTAGTACTGGAGGTGTTATTAAATCGGGTATGACTAATTTTGCTACAGGCACTGGTTATTGGCTTGATTATAATAGTGGTACACCTAGATTTAGTATTGGTACAGGTTCTGCTGGAACTATGACAACTGGTTTGTCATGGGATGGCAGTACTGCTAAATTCTTTGGTGGTGGTACATTTAGCGGAGCATTATCTGCTGCATCAGGTACATTTGCTGGTTCACTTTCAGCAGCAACAGGGTCATTTGCAGGAAGTCTGAGTGCGGCTACAGGTAGTTTTAGTGGAACAGTTACTGTAGGAAGTTCTCCTGCCGTTAGCGGAAATACTATGACTGGTAGTGGGGCAGTGTTAAACTCTAACGGTACTTTTGCCATAGGTAATTCAACTGCTAATATTAGTTTTAATGGTAGTACATTTACTTTTAATGGTAATGTTGTTGGTACTACAAATATAAAAGCGAACGCAGTATCTACGTACTGGTCTGTATCTAACGCACCATTTCAGCAAATGCCCACTGCTGGTAGTGGAGTGGTTGTGACAACTAGTCCAATAACAATGCCAACGTCTGGCACATTAGTTGTGGAAGTACTTGGGATTGTTCATAATAATAGTACTGCAACAAGTTATAGAGTACAAGGGTATCCAAACTACACACAGAAGAATTCAAGTGGCACTGTTATTGGAACTGGCACTTGGAATCCACCGTACTGGAAAAACATTTCTTCTGGTGGTGCTATGAGCTCTACATATTTTGGTACATACGTAAGTGGAAATAACGGGTCAATGGACTCCTTTAATTCGTTGTATAGTCTCACAGTATCAGCCGGTGACACTGTGGAATTAAAGTTTAACGTTGTTGTAGCATCAACCCAAACTGTCTTGTACTTCGACTTTGTGCAATTTATAGCAGTACTTTACAAAAAATAAAGGAATTATATGCAATTATATACAATCGTCATTTTTGACAAAACAACAAGACTTTATAAGTCACATATTATCACTAATGAAATTGGAAGTGTAGTAATAGTAGACGAACAATTGTCTGCTATTGCTGATGAAAACTTTCAGTATATATACGGAAGACTCTATCGACTAAAAGATGATGATACCATTGAAATGCTCAGTGAAAAACCAACTAGATTTCACATTTGGAATGAAACAGACTGGGTTGAAGATTTGGATGAAAAGATTCGCATTCTAAGTGGTGAAATCAGAGATTTGAGACTTTATCATTTGCAACAAATTGACGCTATTGTTGAAAATCCATTCAGATACAACGAGTTAACTGATGAACAAAAAACTGAATTAGCACAATATAGACGTGAACTTTTAGATTTACCGCAACAAATCGGATTCCCATTAGATGTTGTATTCCCTTCAAAACCACCAACAATTCAGTAAATACAGAGAGGATTAATAAATGTCCGCTTCACACGGTGGAAAAGGGTCTACACCAAGACCCATCGCAGATAGAAAGAAATTCGAGGATAACTGGGATGCTATCTTTAAAAAGAAAAAGGAGGACAAGAAATGAGTAGTAGTAGTTCTTTACAAACAGAAACAAAACAAACATACCTATATGCTCCAACCATCCCACAATAGAAGGTATTTAAAATGGCATCAAAAACACTTGCTCAACATAAATTAATGCTCGCAGCCGCTCATAATAAAGCCTTTGCTAAAAAAGCAGGTGTCCCAATGTCTGTGGCAAAAGACTTTGTAGCGGCAGATAAAAAGGCTGGTAAATTTAAAGCTAAAAAGAAGAAGTAAATAAAATGCCCCGAAAGGGGCATTCTTTTAGGCTATATGACCTGTTTTAAGAATACTAGCTAAATCAATAGCTCGCCCATAAACTTGTCTTGCCCATTTAGATTTCAGCATCTCTTGTGATGCTTGTGTGAAGCGTCTATTCTCAATTAACTTAATGGTCTTTGTGAATTTACCTAATCCACCTAAACCCATGTTATACCCCATATCCAGCATCACATACTGTGAGGTAATAGGTAATTGAGAATACCAACTATAAGTTTCTTGAAGTTGTGTATCCAAACGATTACACATTTCACTAACAAACATTTCTGCTTTATCTCTTGATATACCCTGACGTTTAATAATTTTAATTTGTCGTGGCGTTAATTCTAAAGGATTTTTTGTTAGGTTATAACCATACCCCACAGAAATATCGCCATTTCTATCATGATAAGGCATTTTTTTATACCCTTCATGTTCACTTGTACCAATAACACATAAACTTAATACTGCTGCGGTAATCATAAGACTCTCTCCATTCTTATTTTATGTTTCATAACTTTGTTTCCAAACTAAGGAAAATACAGTTTATCATCGGTTTATTAAATTTTACTTAAATCCCACGTCTTTCAATATTTCATAGCATTTGGTGATATACCAATCATAATCTAAATCAATAGGTATCTCCTTTGTTAATCTCATCATTGGTCTACACTTTTCAGACATCGGCACAGTGTGACCAGTCTTAGCATAAATAATCGCTGTATTGGTCGATGTACTGTGATAAAAGCGTACAACCTTACCTAAGTATTCAGTATCTTTTACTGCGCCACCATCGACCTTACAGAGCGTTAGAAACGCATTCATTCTAGTGCATCCTCGCACTGTGTCTTCAATGGATGTTCCATTACTTAAAAATAAAGCAACTGCTTCCGAGCAAATCATATTGGAAGTATTCTTATCAATTTCACGTTCTGAAGGCTTTGTATAAAAAGAATATGCGCCTTTACGTTTAATCTCACCATCAGTCTTAATTGCAAAATAATTATTCACATCACGACTATGAATAGACTGGTAATGCGTGTATTCCATATTGAATCCTGTATCATGCATCCACTGTGAAATAACATCATTAACGATATTGCTATCTCGTGGTGATTTAATAACCACACCATCAGTATTCGCAGACACGCATTCAATGCCTGCTAAATGTAAACGCTCAATAAGCATTAAAAGGGATAATTGACCTGTGACTGTTACCGCAACTAAAAGTTTTGGTGCAAAGAGAATGCTGTACTCAGAGCCAAACTTACCAAATGACCCGTTAAGCAAAATCTTATAACACGCATCGATAATTTTATCTTTTACTTTCTTAGCGTGAACACGTTTATCTAATGCACCTTTATATACTTTTAAGAATATATTACCGAGCTGTTCTGGATATAACTGAAGTAACATAATGATAGATGGATAATAGGATGTTACATCCGCATCAATTAGTTCATAGGTATCATCCGAGTAATGAGATATCGATTTTTCAGTTGAATGCAGTCCACCTGAGCCAAGCTGATAACCAACACTATCTATTGTGATAATTGTATTCTTAAGAAGCTCTGAGCGCATCTTACCGCCCACAAATTCAAATCGCTCAGTCTTTAAATCATCTAATACCTTTTGAAGCGCAGGTGTTTCAAATTGAATGAATTTAGGCGCAGTATAGTTAATCACAATATCATCATCTGATTTACCTTTATAGATTTCACGACCTAAGAAGCCTTCAACTTCTTTCTTAATAATAGCTTCAGCCATCTGTGCATCAGATTTAGAGCGAATATCAAGTTTATTTTGTTTACCCACACTATCTCGCAGTTGTATTTGTGGATAAAGGAAGTTATAAAGATACGCTGTGCTTTCACAATCGTTTAAGCAATATCTACGCACAATACTTATCTGGTCATGATTTAAATCAATACCTGCTTTGAACGGTAAGTCTTGAATATTGGGACATCCTAAACGAGCTGCATATTGCTTTAGCGATGCTTTACCTTTAGCCACTTCAATCAAATCAATGTGGTCTAAATCGAGTTGCTTAACCTTGAAATGTTTTAAGACTTGATATGGTCTTGATTCCTCCAAAATAAGCATCTCAGTGGCTCGCCACAGCTCGGAAAAAGATTTTCCATGCAATGCCATTGCCAAGATAACAGAGTCAAATTTGATACCATTGAAGCTAATTAAAGTGTGGTTAGTTACAAACCAATTAAGTAATGTAAAATCAAGCTCATAGTCATCATACTTTTCAAAGTAATAGCATTTACCCGTGCGATATCCCACAAAGAATATTAAAAAGTAATTACCATAAATCTCGATATCAAACACAAGTTCTTCATCAAATGGTTGATAAAATGAATCCCATAAGTTATAGCGATAAGACTGTGCTTCATCAAGGTTAGGCAAATAATCATTTTCTTCCCATGTGCGATTAGGAATGATTATTTGTTGGTTCTGTTTCTTTGGCTTAATTTGTGTTTCACCAGAGAACAAA